ATGGCACCTACTTACTTCGTATCGGTAGCCGCAATTGTAGCGGCATTTTATGCCAAAGAAGCAGTAGGAGGAAAGAAATAATGGAAATGTTACTTGATTTAGCAATGACTTTTTGGCAGTGGACCGTACTAGGTGTACTTGTTATAATTGGATACATCGTAAACAAATGCGATAAGGACGTAGAAGACTTGATTCAGTTTAGCTACCCTGAAATGCCAAAGATGCAACCAGTACCAATAGCAACAAAGAATAAAGGTTTTTTCAAAGGAATACTAATGTGGCTGATGGGTAGTCGTAAGTGGGTTATCTGTGAAGATTTTCATTATAATATTAGTGGTGTAGAATACAAAGTACCTAAAGGATTTGAGTTTGATGGAGCGTCTGTTCCTAAGTTCCTAGCTACTTTCTTGTCTCCCGTTGGAGTACTACTAATGGGTGGGTTAGTTCATGACTATGGCTATAAGTATGCTACTCTTATGAAGAAAGACGGAACCAACATCGGGTATCAGGACCAGAAGCACATGGATGGGATTTTCCGTGATATTTGTATTGAAGTAAATGGCTTTAAAGTACTAAACTATCTTGCTTACTGGACACTACGTATTGCAGGTTTTGTAGCTTGGAACGGACACAAGAAGAGAGGTACTCATGATGAAGTATCTTAATTTGTTAGTAAAAGAACGCACATCTTGGGATGGTGCTATGTTAATAGGAATCTGCGGCTCAGTAATACTGTTCGGCGGTTTAGCAAAAATGATGGCCTGGCTTGGTTTAGGTTATGGAATCTGGACACTACTGAAAAAAGAAGATTAATATATGGCAGTTGAAGTAAGTCGGAGAGATATAATCTCCGAAGAAATAGTTGAATTAGGGTCTGAGGCAAAGTTCTTAAAACTTCCTATAGGTCCGTACTTGGACTTATTGAACGTCACACCGTTACCGTCGCAGATAGCAATTATCAATGCGATTAATAACCCAAAGTACCGTTTTGTCTCTGCCGCCGTCTCTCGTCGGCAAGGCAAAACATATATTGCCAACATTATTGGACAGCTCGTGTCTTTAGTGCCTGGTTCTAACATACTAATTATGTCACCCAACTACGCTTTGTCTCAGATCTCCTTTGATCTACAAAGAAACCTAATTAAACATTTCGACTTAGAGGTTACAAAAGATAACGCAAAGGATAAAGTTATTGAAATCTCTAATGGATCTACTGTAAGAATGGGCTCGGTTAACCAAGTCGATTCTTGCGTAGGTAGATCTTATGACCTTATCATCTTTGATGAGGCCGCACTCGCTGACGGCAAGGATGCCTTCAACGTTGCACTCCGACCCACCCTTGACAAAGAAAACTCAAAAGCAATTTTTATTTCTACTCCTCGTGGAAGAAATAACTGGTTCTCTGAGTTTTTCTACCGTGGTTTTACAGATGATTTTCCAGAATGGTGTAGCATACGAGCAACTTATAGAGATAATCCTCGTATGTCAGAAACAGATATAGCAGAAGCACGTAAGTCTATGTCAGAAGCTGAGTTTAGACAAGAGTACGAAGCTGACTTTAATACTTATGAAGGTCAGATATGGAAGTTTGATTTTGAGACCCAAGTTAAAGACTTGTCTCAATTAGATACCTCAAAGATGGACGTCTTTGCAGGCTTGGACGTAGGATACAAAGATCCTACAGCGTTGTGTGTAATTGCATATGACTGGGAAGAGGAAAAATACTACTTAGTAGATGAATATCTTAATGCGGAGAGAACAACTGAGCAACATGCTATCGAGATACAGAAACTTATTGATCGTTGGGATATTGATTTTATTTATATTGACTCAGCTGCTCAACAAACAAGGTTCGATCTCGCGCAGAATTATGACATCTCCACCATTAACGCTAAGAAGTCTGTATTGGACGGAATTGGACATGTATCGAGCCTCATCGATAACGACAACCTTTATGTTGACCAAGAATGCAAGCAATCCCTTATCTGCCTAGATTCTTATCAATGGGATCCTAACCCTAACTTAATAAAGGAAAAACCAAAGCACAACATGGCTTCGCACATGGCCGACGGTCTAAGATATGCACTTTATTCATTTCAGACAGGAAACATATCCTTCTAGCGATACCTGTGCAAAAATAGTTATTGACAAGTTACCCTAAAGCCGCTATAATTCTTCTAATGAAAAATCAGGAACCCGAAAGCAAATGCCTAAGCTAAAACGTGATGTTGTAAAGTATGTACGAGATAAGGCAAAGTCTGGGTATAAGAAAGGTTCCTCTTGTGAGATTTGTAGTGAGACTGAACAGCTTGACTTTCACCACTACTATAGTTTAACGCCCTTGCTTAATCAATGGCTAGCAAAAAACAAACACGACCCTGAGTATATACAAGCATTACGGGATGATTTTATAGAAGAGCACCATGCTGAGCTATATGACCACACAGCTACACTGTGTCATACTCATCATTTAAAGCTTCACTCAATTTATGGCAAAGACCCTGCACTAGTTACAGCAAAAAAGCAAATGCGATGGGTACAGATTCAAAGAGAAAAACATGGCTTGGTATAATAATATTTTCGGAGCAAAACCTGTGGAAGTTGAGGAAAAGTTAAATCCTGCACAATTTCATATGGGCGGTAATATTACCTCTTCTCATGAGCCAACCTTTAGCTATGAAAAGGCTTACGAGGATCTAGAAGTAGTTAATCGCGGTGTGAATATGATCGTTGATGATGTAGCTGAGATTCATACTTTAGTATCGAGAGAGAACTCTTTTCGGGGCGTTGTTCCTGGTGTTAAAGCCTCTAAAGTAGAAGTACTTTTGAACAAGTCTCCAAACCCTTATCAAGATATTAATAGTTTTAAACGTAATCTAATTAGTGATTTTTTGATTGATGGAAACATTTTTCTGTATTTCGATGGGGCGCATCTCTATCATCTACCTGCGAGTGACGTAACTATTCATTCAAGCAAAGAAACCTACATAGAAAGGTTTACTATGAACGATATCACTTTTACTCCGGATGAAATTATTCATATCAAAGAAAATTCCTTTCATTCTATATATCGAGGAGTACCTCGTTTAAAGCCTGCAATGCGTACTATGGTTCTTATGAAGAACATGAGAGCATTCCAAGACAACTTCTTTAAAAACGGAGCAGTACCAGGTTTAGTACTAAAATCACCAAATACACTTTCTGAGAAAATCAAAGAACGAATGATGGTTTCTTGGCAAGCAAGATACCGTCCAGATGCAGGTGGTCGCCGACCTCTCATCCTAGATGGCGGAATTGAAGTAGATAAGATCTCTAATGTAAATTTTAAAGAAATGGATTTTCAAAGTTCCATCGAAGCAAATGAAAAGATAATTTTAAAGGCGCTTGGAATCCCTCCAATTATGATGGATTCTGGTAACAATGCTAACATTCGCCCAAATATGCGATTATATTATCTTGAGACTATACTTCCTATCGTTCGAAAAATTAATTATGGACTAGAAAGATATTTTGGTTTTGAGTTGCGTGAGGATATTACTAATATTCCTGCTTTACAACCTGAGCTAAGAGACTCTTCCGCCTACTACACATCACTAGTAAACGGAGGAATTATAACCCCTGCAGAAGCACGAAAAGCTTTAGGCTTTGATTTTGTAACGGGTACTGAAGACATACGCGTTCCAGCAAATATTGCTGGTTCTGCAACTAACCCCGACGAAGGCGGAAGGCCTGTCGAAGAAACGGAGGAATAATGGGAAGCATGAGACAAAGAGGCAAAGTCCTCGAAGCAGTATCAATGGTTATGTTAGAAGAGGGTAAAGTCCTTACTAAACGTGACTACGAACATATGGAAACACGAACTCCTGTAAGAGCAGGTATTATACTAAATCATTTTGGAAGTTGGAGCCGTATGTTAGGTATTATGGAAACGAATCTTCCCGAAGTGTGGGCACAGATTAAGCTTAAGGAGAATCCTCCACCAAAGCCTAAGCCTGTACCGCCTAAAGCACCAAAGCCCGCACCAAAGGCAGCGGTCAAGCCTGCTCCGGCAGTAAAAGAGGATTAAGATATGAATAAAATCTTTAATCTTACGTCTACTTTCAAGACTCAAGCACAGGATGATGGTTCTGTAATGATTCGTGGAATGGCAAGTACAGCTGATTTTGATCGCGCGGGTGACTCCATCTCAGTAGAAGCTTGGCAGAAAGGTGGACTAAAGAATTTTGAAAAAAATCCAATTATCTTGTTTAATCATGATTATGACAAGCCAATTGGCCGAGCCACGGGTCTGAAAGCTGGACCAGACGGGTTGGAATTAGAATGTAAGATTAGCAAGTCAGCACCTGCTAATGTTGCAGAACTAGTAAAAGACGGTGTTCTTGGGGCCTTTTCCGTAGGTTTCCGAGTCAAGGATGCTGATTACATTAAGGAAACCGACGGACTTATGATTAAGGACGCTGAATTATTTGAGGTATCGGTTGTTTCCGTACCTTGCAATCAGTCAGCTACTTTTTCGCTCGCGAAGTCTTTTGACTCTGATAAAGAGTACGAAGAGTTCAAAAAAACTTTCACAAATCGTGTAGATCTAGCAGGTCAGTCTCTGGCTAAGGATGAAGATATTACTTCGGGAATAGCTAGTGACAACACACCTCAAAGCGCGGAAATTAATTCCGCAGATCAGGAGATCAAGATGGATAATCAAAACATCGACTTGGAAGCTTTTGCAAAGAAGGTAGCTGAAGATACAGCTGCTAAGATTGCTATGAAGCAAGCCGAGCAAAAAGCAGCTGACGAAGCAGAAACCAAGGCAGCAGCCGAAGTAGAAGCATCAAAAGCAGTGGCTCTAGAAGCCGAAAACATTCGCGTCAAGACTGGCGTTCAAACTGGCGTTGAAGCTCTTATGGCTGACGTACAAGCACAACTTACTGCAAAAGACGCAAAGATGGACGAAGTCATGGCTAAGTATAGCAAAGACCTCGAAGAGAAGTCAGTTGAAATCGCTGCTATGCAGAACAGCAAGAAGTCTTTCTCTGATCGTTCTGGAAAAGGCGACGTATCTAAGTGGGGCCAAGATTTCTTGAAAGCTCACCTATTGGGTGTTATGACCAATAAAGGTATGAATACTTCTTTTGCTCGTGACTTGCAAGAAAAAGCCGGTATTGACTACACTACTGCAGCCGCTGACATTGATCAGGAAGTTTCTAATCTCATCGAGAAAGAAATTCAGAATGAGTTGAAAGTAGCTCGTTTGTTCCGTGAAATGCCTGTAAATGGTGCAGCTACTGTACTACCAATCCAGCCAGATGTAGACCCTGCTGTATTCCAGACAGGTGCTGCCGCAGCTGGTAACCTAGAGAACCGTGGAGCATCTAATGTTACATTCCAGCCTAAGCAAGTTATTCTTAACGCTTATCGCTTGATCTCTAGTTCTTTCATGGACAACAACGTAGACGAGCAGGTCCTCATTAACTTGATGCCTATGCTTGTTGAGTCAGTTGCTCGTGCACACGGACGCGCAGTAGAGAACGCTATCGTCAACGGTTCTGGTTCAATTACTGGTCTTGACGGCTATGCAGCTGCTCACGGTACTACTTTGGACGTATCTGACGGTACTCGCCTAACTTCAGCGTTGCTATTAGCAGCTCGTGAAGGCATGGGTAAGTATGGTGTTAACCCAACTGACATGGCTTACATTGTAAGCAATGACGGATTCTACGACCTATTGAACGATGCTAACTTCCAGACTTTGGATGAAGTTGGTAGTGATTTAGCAGCTCGTATAACTGGTACTATTGGAGCCGTTTACGGTACTCCAGTAATCGTATCTGAGGAGTTTGCAGCTCCTGCAGTTGGTGTTCCAGCAGCTCTTGCTGTTAACACTCGTAACTATGTAATTCCTCGTTTAGGCGGTGTAACCGT